GTGTAACGTAACTTCGGAACCAAAATACTCTTCCACAGGTGCAAGACCCACTTCCATAATCTTTTCGGCCATGGGTTTCGCCGCTTGTCCCAGTTCAGTAAGATCATCATAACCAACATCCGTGATAAATGACTCGAGGTATTTGTGCATACTGGTACCCCGTGCACTAGATACATTCTTGATTCGTTCTGCTTGTTCTTCACCGACTTTGGCCTTCCATTCTTTTAAAAATTGTTGATTTTTCGTGGCGCCTAATATCGTAGTTACACTAGGAAGTCTATAAGAATTTATCTCATACACTCTTTTCCCTGTGTCAGGGTCCGTGATCTGTTTACCCTCGTGATAATTATACTTATTACTTTTCTTCATTTATTACCTTTGTTAGTGCGTCTCTAAACTTTCCTTTGTAACCGTAAGGTCCATGATGAATGGTCGTTGAGTCTATGTTCGCATGTATACTAATACCAGATTTTCTAGCTAATTCACAGAACGCAATATCTTCTCCCTTAAATAAATGATTTTCAAATGATGTATCAAAGAAGTTCCAAAGTTCTGTTGCTGCTGGGTCTTGCCCTGTGTTCTCTGCACCCATGATCTCAGCGTTGATATCCTTTTTCTTTTCTTCTGGAAACTTTATTTGTAAGTGTGGGTTATCTAGTTTTAATTTACTAAATACTGTTCTGTGTATTAACATAAGTCCTGTAGGTCCTGATGTAATCTCAACAAAACCCTTATCAGTTATATCGATCTTATCATAGTTTTCAAACGATACAGGATATGACTCCTTCATTGAAGTATCTTTTAATCTATACGGCGTACAACAAACATCATAGTTTGCTGCTAACATTCTAAACACAGAGTCAGCACCAAACTGCATATCAGCGTCTACAAACAAAAGAAAATCTTTATCAGAATGTAAGAATCCTGCTGTTAGTAAATTACGACAATGTCCAACGTATGGACTCTTCGCGGTTCTAAATTCTGCTGGTATGTTGTGTGCAGTAAACTTATTAAATAAATTTAACAATGAAAAACAAGTTTCTACTTTCATCGTATCATAACACGCCATCGCTACAAATACACTAGGTCTACTCATTTTTTCCTTTTAACAGTTAGTTTATCTTTTATTATTTGTTCGACGATGTTGTCATACTTATCGTTACTCATTAAACTTTTAACATACTCACGTTTTACTGTTGGTAACTTTATTAATTCTTTTTTCTTACCAAAGATTCTGTTAAAGTTTTCTCGATAATTATTATCCGATGGTCTTGACACACCATCCCATTGTCTACCTTTTTCTTTTGCCAAAGTATCTTTCCTCTCTTCTTTTCTCTATGTATTTTAAATGTTTAACCCATGCCCATGCATTGATCTTACCAGACCACTCCATTACAAAGTCTAAAAATTTATAAATATATTTATCAAACATTATTCTAAACTCATAGCCTCCTTGTATTTTTCTAAAGATACAACTTTACCATTCATAACATTTAATTTTTTTTCTGAATAGTGTTGAATGATTTGTTGAACTTTAGGTAATTTAACATGAGCCCAAGGCCATATTAAAGTGCAAACATAAAATGCATCTCTATGAGAACATCGCCAACGGTATTGCATCTTCTTACCCATCTGTCCTTTACCAGGTGGTTTTTTACCAAAATGTCCACAACCTAAAACTTCATAAACCCATCTAATAACAGATTCATCCGTCATATTTATTTCTATTCTGATGTCCCAAGTGGGATATGCTTTTTCAGCAGCTTTTCTTTTTTTCATTCTTCTTGAAAACGTAAAACAAGCTTCTCCATCAAAGAGTCCTGCAATATATGCTCTATCACATTCTGGTATCAATTTAATACCCTCTCTTCCTGCTCTAAGTATTCGTAAAATTCACCTGCTGAGTCACAGTCCCAACATTGATGAATCCTATTCTCATCATCAATGATGCAAGCTATCTTTATATAGCCATTACCTTTACAGGTATTACAAATATGTACTCTTTTAACTTTTCTTGACTTTGCCATTTAACTTTCTTGCTTTCTCGTTTGCTATTGTTTCAATTGTTTTTGCTACACTTAGTTTTGCGTCAGGCAATAATACCTTCGACAACTTCTC